CAACACGCTTGAAGCCGCCGTCTGCGAAACAGTCACAGCGGGGAGTGTGATTTCATCATATAGCCAAGTGTTGGTGGCACTTGTCGTTGTGCTACTTGAGATAAAAACACGGCAAACCGTTGCGGCAGGGGAACCAACAGGACGGAAACGAATCTTTTGGACATAAGAACCGTTTGCGCCAGCGGTGAAGGCTTTGTACAAAGTACCAGAGCCATCTTGGGCTGTATTGGCTGTTGGGCCAACAACAAGACCAGAATTGTTTGTTGCTACCGAATCGGTTGCTCCAACAACTGAAAAAATCGGGGATGTATTTGCAGGCATGATTGCTCCTTAAGGGAAAATGCAGTTGATTGCGATTGCTCGGACAGTGCCAACAGATGTGCCACCAGAACTAGCAGTTTGCCATGTTGGTAATGCACCAGCACCATTTGAGGTCAGAACTTGACCAGTTGTTCCAGTTCCAGACACTTGTTGGAAATTGCCTGTGGATGTAGTTCCAGCAGCAATCAGTCCATAAGCCGTTGTCGTGCTAAGTCCAGTTCCACCTTTTGCAACTCCAACTGTTCCAGTGCTTGTTAATGCCTTGGAGGCATCTGTAAAAACAGGACTAGATGCAGTTAAACCAGAAAGAATCGGGTTATTTGTAACTGTTACTACTTGACTTGTATCAATGCTAACAGCAGTTGTTGTTCCATTGGTTTGCAAAGTCAACGCACCGTTGCTCGCCACTCCATTGCTGTTTAGAGAAATTTGAGCCATGATTTACTTTCCTTTACGGCGTCCCGTTAGAAACAATGTTTGTTGCAGATGTGATTATTCCAGTGGAATCCATTGATGCAATTGTAGTAGCGCCATATTTAAATAGCAACTTTGTTCCACTTTGAACAATTGAAAAGTTTGTAGTTACTAGTGAGCCAGCAGAGCCAGTCGTATTTTGATTCAATGTTGGCACATCTGCGGCTTGAATCGTGCTCATGACAACATTTGTGCCATTGCCACGCAAATATGAACCGCTGGTCACTGCACCAGCAAAAGCATTCATTGCAGCTTGAGCAGTTGTTTGACCAGAACCGCCATTACCAATGGCAACAGTACCAGTCACATTTGACGCTGTTCCAGTCGTATTCTGGTTCAAAGTGGGGATGTCTGCCGCAACAATTGCCCTGAATGTCGGAACTCCAGCCGCACCATTAGGAGCAGCCAAAACAAAGTTTGCAGTCTTAGAGGCGTAAGGATTCTGTGTATCGCCATATCCGCTAGATAGGCTGATGGCAGGAGTTGTTCCTCCGCTTGATGAAACTGGCGATGTTGCACTGACTGATGTAACAGGAGCTGTTCCACTAGATGCAGCAGTTAATCTTCCTTGAGCGTCAACAGTTATGTTGGCATAGGTATAACTTGCTGGGGTTACTGTTGTATTAGCAAGCGAAATTGTGCCTGCACCTGTAATTGGGCCACCTGTAAGACCTGTACCAGTAGAAATACTAGTAACAGTTCCAGAGCCTTTTGAATTAAATGTCGTCCAATCAGTAGATGTCAAATACCCATCTGTCGTGCCATTTGCAGCAGGCATACTGATGACTGGGGTTGTGCCACCACTAGATGCAACAGGAGAAGTTGCGCTTACTGATGTCACACCAGTGTTTGCAAGAGTGATAGAGCCAGCGCCATTGGTAACACTGATTCCAGTTCCAGCAGTCAGATTCGCCTTTTGCCATAGAGATGTGGTGGCGTTATAGATGATTGTTTGACCATTGCTTGGAGATTGGGCTGAGACATTATGAAGTTCGTCTAGCTCGTAGCCGTTTTGCACTCGAACATACAGACGACCATTTCCTGCATTAGCTCTTTCAACAACACCAATATAGACCAAATGGTTTGGCGCATAAGGCTTTGTAGCCGTGAGAGTACCAGCCGTTGCCCCAAGATATAGCGTATCTCCAGGCGAATATGCTGATAGATCAAGACCATCTTGAACGCCTTGACATAACACCAATCCAGCCTGTCCAGCAGCTATGTTCTCAGCGCAAATGCCTAGAGTCTTAGCCGATGTTGCATCACCAGTGTTATATGCTAATTTGACAGAAACACGATCTCCTTGAGCCGCATACATATATACTGGCTGACCTTTGTTGATCGTGACAGACTCATCATTGGTCACATAGGCATACAGCGTCTGACCTACATCGGCGGCTATATCTGTTGTCAATCCAACAGTCAGGGTTTTTTGGGTTGAATCCCAGTAGAGCCGTCCAGCCGCATTTGTGACTGTTGCACCTGTATCAAACTGAACAAAATCAGGAGATGAAACACCACCTGTTATGCCAGTCATTGAGGTGATATTGTCATTTGCACCAGCAATAGCCCAGCTTTGGTCAATCTTCTGCCAAACAGTGCCATTGAAAATCACCCAATCGCCAGCTTGCCAATCAGTTATGCCGTTTAGATTGGTGCTTCCAGCCACAGAAACAACATAGTAATAACCATTTGTACCAGTGCTAGAAGTCAGTGTAGGCGTGTTTGTATTGGCGTTCCATGTGCCTTGGTATGACAACCCGCCGCCAGAGATTGCATCAATCTGCTGTTGCAATGATGTCAGCGTATCAAGAACATACTGAGATGTGCCACCACCATTTGTGATAACTTTGATGCGTTCTGCAAGGTCTAATGGAACAACCTCGCCAGCATTGATCTCACGACCATCAGATAGCGTGATAATCAATGAGCCATCAAAGTCAATTTTTGCGGCGGTGACAGAAACGCCATCAATTCCGTCTTTTCCTGGGACTCCATCTCGCCCTGCTGGGCCTTGAATACCAATTCCATCACGACCAGGACGACCATCTTTGCCATCTCTTCCATCTTTGCCATGACGACCATCTTTGCCTGGTGCGCCATCCTTTAAAGATGCGGCTTTTGCAGAAATCTTGCCATTCAGACTCTCAAACCTAGAAACTAGGTCTTCTTCGATCTTTTTGATGGCACGAATGACTAGCTTAGTATGTTCGCCAAGGCTAGTAGTGGCTTGTTCTGCTCGTTTTTTGGCAATGTTTTCTTGTATTTTGGACGCTAATTGCAACTTGTCTTCATCGGACAAGCCTTGAATACCCAACTTGGATTCAAGATCATTGATGTCCATTACTTCAGCCCCTCAACAAGTTGCTTCAAGAACTCGTCTTCAATTTTAACCATCTTTTGGCTCTTCTCAGCCATCTGCATCTCAACAATCTTAGACTTGTTCTTGATGTCAGCTTCTTTAAGCATCAACTCAGCTAATTTTGCTCGACGATCAAATTCTTGTTGCGCTTTGTCTGGCTGATTTGGCAGATTTTGAGTCGTTGCCGCCAATGTTTTGGCTTGTATTTCAGCAGGTAGAAGCTGAGTTTCAACCATTGTCTGACTGGCTTCTGCACGATTGCGTTCTGCCTGAGTTGCATTGACCAAGGCTTGGGCTTGCAGAGCCTGCATCTCCAACATAGCACGCTGTTGAGCCATCTGTTGAACTTCAGGATTGGGCTGAGACATCTGATCAAGAGCAGCCATCAACTCATAGCGGTTAGACAGGCTGGAATTGTTCAAGATTCCCTTCAGAATCAATGGCAAAACAGGGGTATTCGGGCCAAGAGTCTGCAACAAAGAGATGAACTGCTGTTGTTCGTACTCACGAGCAATGATTCCCAAGGTAGCAGTCGGAATGAATGTCATGTCCACAGTGGGATAACGCTCAGGGTCAAACTGCATATAGCGGTAAGTCGCCTTCTGGATGAACGGAATCAAGAAGTCTTCTTGGAAGTTCACCAAAGTGCGCTTGTATTTCTTGATGATGGAGGCAACAGCCATGCTGATACCGCCATTTCCAGCATCACGAGATACTTGGCTGACCATGCCCTGAGAATCCAGAGTGCCAGTCGCCTGCAACAGCATCTTCTCAAACGCCTGAGCAGTCGTGATATTCCCAGAATCCGTGTTGCCGAACTTGAACGGGAACAGGATTTCGTTGGGGTTTCCGTTGGTCAGGATGGCCTTGCCAGGACGAACCTCAAACTTAGCGCCACGGGGAAGTCGAGTGGCATCCATTGCCATCATCGGGCTGGTCGTCAGCGCCAAAGAGTCAAGGTGTGTGCGAACTTGGGCATCAATAGCCATTTGGCTGTTGTAAGCCTTCTCAACAGTGCCACGACCAAGCAATCGATTGGGAACAGTGTCGTCCTGATAGGCAATCACAGGACGGTCTTGCATCATGTAAGGATTCTTCTGTGCCTTGAGCAAAACAGAATCGTTGGCAATCACAACGATGGCTTCAACAAGGTCAGAATACTCGTCTTGAATGCTGTCTTCAGGGAACAAGTCAACAACTTCTGCCTCATTGTTTTCCAGTTGTTCCAGATACTCACGGGGAACCAGACCATAGTAGGTGAGCAACTTCACCTTGTCGTCTTGGTACTGAGTCAGTTCTTGGGTGGGT